CAGAAGCGCCGCTTAGATCAGCGACTAAAGACCCTTCGGGATCGAGTGTCAATGCTGCGCCGCCTGACGTTGTGAGCGCACCCGAAGGCCCTAAACTTTGAAGGCCTGCGGTTGCGACCTGCGGTAAGCCAGTCGTGGACAACAGCATTGTTGGTGTTGGATACGGTGCTCCTGTTGGCTCCATGATTATGGGAGCGGTTGTGCCAAGCGGGACGGTTATGGCAGGGCCTTTTTGCTCCCACGGCCGGGAGCTTGTGAAGTAGTCTTTCTCCCAGGCACAATTTTGTAGGTCTAGAACGGTGGTGGTGTCTGCTCCGGAGGTCTTATCGATAGCGAGTGGACTGATAAGGTCCTGATCCCTGTACCATTCGTTGAAGATGAGATTGTAAGCTCTGAAAGGGAGTGCAGAAATAGGTAGGTCGGGAACTCCGGTTGGAACTCCGAAGTAGTCTGCAAGGGAGCCAACGGCGAAGCCGGTGGATGCTGGCATGTTAACGGTTGGGAATACTGAAGCGTCCATGCCATCGGGGCCACCAGTGATGAATTTTTCCCAGTCCTCCCATACGAGACGATGTGGAACAAACCAATGGTGAATGCGGCACTGGATAGGGTGCATAACAGGAGATAGGAGAGGCGATGCGCGGACCAGTGCGTTTGATGCCTGTTGGATTGAGTCACCGGGTAGTACCTCCGTGAGACCACAGGGAACCAATTCCCCCATGTCACATGAGAATAGCTTATAGTTGCTAAGAGAGTGTTTATTGCGCTTCACGTTTTTGTCTCCTGTGCCGTTGTTCGATTTGAATGCGTCTGCCTAGTGATCGGCTTAGTATTTCCGTCCTAAGAGGTATCTTCTTAACGAGTGCAGTTTCGCGCATAGTTTGCAGTTCTTCTGCTTGGATTTGTATCGTTGCCTGCGGCGCATTTGCTTCCCTTCCTATGAAGGTTCTCAGCTTTCTCCGTAAGAAGCGGCCTAGCGGCCACTGTTTAGTGCCGTGTTGGAGAGCTATCGGCACGTCTATCATTTTTTCGTCTAGCTTATGAGCCAGCAGCGTTGAGGCTAGTTCGTGCATCATGCCTACGCCGATGGCGGGTTTTAGTGACATTCTTGCGAAGGGGGCTGTTCTGTTGGCGTAGTTTTGGGGGTGCGTGTATTTTTTCGAGATATAGCCAGCGACGTAAGCCGAGCTTTCTGGCGTGAGAGTTCCGAGCATGATTTGCCCAAGTCCCCAAGTCTCAGCGAGTAAATCGCAAGTAGGGCAGCAGGTAGGTTTTGCTCGGGTGATGCCATAGCTACATGGCGGGTAATTAAAGAGAGCAAGGTGGTAATGGGGTCGTCCTGATGTTTCTCCATATTCTCCGCAACCAAAGTACCGAACTTTGCGAGGTGTGCGATTTCGGAGTCGCTTAATGAATTTGGTGAGGTCGTGAGGATTAAGGCTATATCCGGCAGGGAGCTTATCATCAGCGTATGTGAGGGTGAGGAAGGAATTGTCTTCATGTTGTGATGCCTCCAGCATTATGCGGTGGGTCCATACTCGGCGCCTGCCGATGCGGCAAGGGAGGCACTGGCCACAGCCATAAGCGCCTCCCTTCGTGATGTATGGTCGTTCACAGTTCACTTTAAAAGCGGTGTCCTATGCGGAGGGGACGGGCTCCACGGGAGCTTGAGCGGCGGCGGCGGGAAGACCCGCGGCGGGACTTACGACGGCGTCTGAATGCCATTAGTATTTTCTCCTTGGGTTCTGGTGGCTCATGCCACGGCGTACTTTCTCGTAATGGTTAGGGTCACGGGATCGAGTATTATGCCTCCAGTCTGAAAAGGCAATAGAGGGGCCTACGATCCAGTCTGAGATTGTTTCTCCGTATCGGTCCTCCCAGGTTTGAGCGTCTGACCAGTTTGGATTGGGGGCTATGTCGCTTCCCCAGCCTCTAATGTTTGGCGTGAATTGCGGCTCTCTGGCCGCGTGCATTAAAGGGATTAGGGTATCGTCCGTTTGTCCCGAGGATGCTTGGCCGTCGATAGCTGACCGCGTAAATGGCCCAGGTAGTCCTGGATGGCTTCCGATAGCGTTCGTTCTCAGGGCGGACGCGAGTTGGACTTTTTTGAACTCATTGTCTAACTGAGCCCCTTCCAGTTGAATTTTTCCGAGAGCAAGTGCCATAGCGGAGGCGGGAGTAGATCGCGTTGCGTCAATAGCACGGCCAACGTTCTGGCCGGCTTCTGCGATGCCTGACCAATCGGGTAAACTTGAGCCGATTGATTGAGGTTGGAAAGAAGTTGTGTTCGCACCCAGGGCGAATAAGGGGTGCACGCCAGCTTTTTCAGCATCTTGTACTTTCCATTGGATGCCTGATTGAGCGAATTCCTTTTGTAGAGCGATATTTTGGGCGTTTTGCCTTTCAGCTGCCTCGTTGGCTTTGTCGGCCGATTTCTTTCCGAGTAGTGAGCTGGCGATTGATGCGCCTGCTCCGATTAGAGCGCCGAGCATGGGTCATACTCCGTATTAACAGTGCACGTCAGAGTGAACGGTACGCTTTCGTTTAGATCGAGATCCTTTACCAGTACGTGAAAGTGCATGGAGTACTTCGCGCCGTTCTTTTCGCCTTTGACATATTCCAACTTTGTGAGGGACAGCGAGTTGCCACGGCGATGCATACAAGCTTCGTAAGCGATTATGATTAAATCTTGCTGGTGTTCCGCTAAGCGTCTTGATTGCGGGGAGGAAATTAGGGTGGAACCTGCGTAGGTTCCCCGTTTGAGGTTTTCGTATGTTTCTTTCGACATAATTATTTTGCTCCAATAGTTGCCTGATGATGGGGTTTAAGTTCAGCACACGTGGGGTGTAGCGGGTAGTAGTGATAGAACCGCGCTGAACAGGATCATTGCGGGAGCGAGATTTGGAGCGTGCCATGTTTGGTGTACCTGTCACCTAGCGTAGTACGTATCAAGGGGAGCGTACTACTGGGTTGGGATGGCGGGGCGATAAATCGCCCCTAGGGCTCGCGTGTTTGCGGTGGTAGGCAGCTTTCGCTCGCCAAGTGAAGTGGGGTTCCACCAGGATCGACCCCTACGCCAACCCCCTTTTTATGAGGGGTTGGCTCCGGGATCGATTTCAGTCCTCGTCACGAGGATCGGTTTTTATATCGTTATCCGGCGGCTGGGCCGCCGGTGTAGCGGGTTTTTTGATCGATTTTTTGTAGTTTTCGATAGCCTGTTCTGTGTTCTTTTTGCGGATAGCCTCCTGGATGGCTTTCGCTCTTTCTTTTAGCACTTTCAGTGTGGGAACGTGGTCGTTTTCGTATTTAGAAAGGGGCTCATAGTCGTCCCCTACTTCGAAGTCATCGGCTTCTTCGTCTGTTTCCGGCTCGAAGCTATCTTCGAGGTTTTTAAGGGTCTGTATGCGCACCTGCTGGGCGATCTGTTCCGATAGGGTAGGAGTGCGTTTGTATCCCAGTGGTGGCTGCATGGGTGTGGGGTCTCCGATTTCTCCGCCGTTTTCGTCATGCCGATCCGGTGCGCGTTTCGGAGCTGTATTTTCGTGAGTTTTGAGCGTGGTGTCATGCGTCATGGTTTTCTCCATATAAGTGCAGCCGGGGGACCATCCCCCGGCTGCGCCAGCGTATCCCGGACAGATTATAGGCTGGCTTTAGAAGATGAAGGAAGTCCCTTTCTTTGCGACAAGCCTGCGGGCTTGGATTTGGTGTTTTATCATAATGTAAAACACGTCTTTCGAGGGTACGGCGAATACGCGTTCCGTCGGGACGCATTCCACGAAGGCTTCATTTAGTGCGGTGTCGGAAGTGAAGATACGGGCGAGATGCCAATAGTTCAGATCCGTTGTACGAAATTCACCGCCGATAGATGACTCTGTGCGGCGATATTCGTCGTAGCGGTCCTGGTAGCCGAAGACGTCGTCGGGGCCTAAAGGCGAACCGTCTGCGGCCGCGTACACCTCTTTTACGAGCACTTCCTGTTGTCCGATATGCTCGAGTTCTTTTTGCCAGAAGTCTTCTTTGGTTCTTCGGTTCCATGTTCGAGCAAGTCCGGTTGCGTAGATGGTTTTGGGTCGGATGCTGAGCAGGGTGATGATATATCCGTGTTCTTCAAAGAACCTGCGAAAGCGGTTAGAGCGCATTGAAGATATGCCATGCCCGCGGAGCGTTCCGACTGGGTTTGCGCCATCTGCAGCTGTTTGCAGAACTTCTGAAAGTTGGATAGTGTTTTGGCCACCTCCGAGATACTCAGGCCTTTGGAGGCGGGCATCGGAGGACTTAACTCCGAGGTAGGCGAGATATTCGTCATAGCGTGAACCCCATCTGGCTCTTGCCTCCTCGTAGCGTTGTAGTGCGAGTGCTTCGCGGAGGACGTTGACAGTAACGGCAGAAGCGCCGCTTAGATCAGCGACTAAAGACCCTTCGGGATCGAGTGTCAATGCTGCGCCGCCTGACGTTGTGAGCGCACCCGAAGGCCCTAAACTTTGAAGGCCTGCGGTTGCGACCTG